TTAACATTATGAATATTAGAATATATAGCGATATTCATAATGAAATCCATCGTGGCCATTATTATGAAATCAAAGAATTAGAAAATGATCATGATACCGTATTAGTTTTAGCTGGTGATATTGATTTCTTTCGAGATGGCATTATGTATGCAAATTCAATGTCAAAACGTTTCAAGGCCATAATTTATGTGCCAGGTAACCATGAATATTACAAACGTGATAAGTTGGGTTGTAGTGGTGCATTTTTAGTTAAACACAACGTTTATGTTTTGGATGATGACTCTGTTATTATTGATGGCATTATGTTTATTGGAAGCACATTATGGTCTGATATCCAAGAGATGCAAAAATGTATTGTTTCGCAGAGCCTTGTTGATTTTCAAAGAATAAGATTGGGTGAATCATCAGATTTTCGAAAATTAACAGTTAATGATTGTATTAGAATGCATAATCTAGCTAAGCTTTTTATTAATAAAGAATTATCTAACTCATATATGAACAAAGTTGTTATAACACATTATGCACCTTCATGGAAATCTTCAACACCAAATAGAGTTTCATCGAATATCGGTTCTGCATATTATTCAGATTGTGAAAGCTTAGTTACAAAATGTGATTTGTGGATTCATGGACATACTCATGATTGTGTTGATTATAATATTGGAAATGCACGTGTTGTTGCAAATTGTAGAGGTTATCATACATACTATGGTGATGAATGTATTGCAATGGAAGACACATATGGCAAATTTGATGAATATGGTTTAAATATACATGTCTAAACTTATGAACTCTTTTGACTTTTCAGCCAGCGCTTTACGCACAATTAGAGCTGAAGCGTTGGCTATACAAAAATTATCAAACCATCTCCCTATGGGTTTTACTAATGCATGCCAAATCCTTTTAAGTTGTCAAGGCCGTGTAATTATCATAGGCATGGGAAAGTCTGGTCATATTGGCAAGAAAATAGCGGCAACATTATCGTGTACAGGTACACCAGCTTTTTTTGTTCATCCAGGTGAAGCCAGTCATGGTGACATGGGTATGATAACAAATAAGGATGTTGTCATTGCATTATCTAATTCTGGAGAATCACAAGAAATATTATGCTTAATACCTTTAATTAAACATATGGCTGTGCCGTTAATTTCAATCACTAGCAATGCTGAATCTAATTTAGCAATTAGCAGTGATGCTCATTTAAATACTTTTGTTAATATAGAAGCATGCCCACTAAATTTGACTCCTACTTCAAGCACTACTGCTACCTTAGTTTTAGGAGATGCTATAGCAATTGCATTACTTGAAGCTAGAGGATTTACTGCCAAAGATTTTGCACTTTCACATCCAGGTGGAGAACTTGCCAAAAAATTAAAGGAAAGATTATGAGTTTAGCTATTGCAATACTTCACGAAAATTTACTGGATATACTCAAAGAACGTTTAATAGGAAGGATTGCAGTATATATTGAATATCCGTATATTCAATTTGAAATTATTGACGTTACTATTCATGGTACTATCAAAGGTGGAATATATACATTTGTTCGTGGAAAAGATACAGTATGGTTAGGTGAAAAAGTAATACTTTTAATAAATAATAAAGGCGAAGAATAAAATGAATTTAGTTGAAAGAATTGTTAGACATAAATTAATTGGAATGACTATTGTAGGCCCAAATCACGAAATATTTAATGTCATTGATATTAAAATATTGAATTCATATATGGATGAGCCGCGCTTATTTGTTCGTGGAAAAGATACAGTATGGTTTGGGGAAGATATAATAAATTTAGAAGGTGTATTAGGAGTTTAATTTTTATTGTTAATTAAAACGATATAATTGCAATAACAATTTGGTATAATATTACCATGAAATATATAACTACGATTTTTAAAAATATTTTTGATAACGATGCAAGTAATTCAATTGAATTTAAAAATTGGGAATCATTTGAAAGGTTTTTATATGATCTTTCAAACAGGTCTGCATTTAAACCAAAACGTGGTGAAAGGATTCCATGGGGTAAAAAGAGTGCTTTGCTTCTATCTCCAGCTAATTATAATGAAACAAATTTAAGGCGTAATGTAAATGTTTTGGATTGGACTTGGTGTGCACTTGATGTAGATGACCATGATTTTGATCCAGAATTAGATTTAAAAGATCAATTGATAAAACGTATTGGTGATTATTATTTTATTATAAGTTCTACAGCTTCATCAAAAAGGGAACATGTAAAATTTAGATTAATATTTCCATTCAAAACAAAATTACCTGCTGACAATATACCTGATTTTTGGTTTGCTATAAATAGACAAGTTGGAAATGTTGGTGATGCTCAAACCAAAGATATGTCTCGGATGTTTTATACGCCTGGCAGATATGAAAATGCATTTCATTTTTTTATTGTAAATGAAGGTCAATTCATGGACCCATTTGCATTAATATCAAAACATCCTAACCTAAAGAAAAAGCCAAAAAATTTCATGGAAAGTTTACCAAAAGCTGCACGAGATTTAATGATTGATTTCAAAAGAAAACAATCAAAAGCTGTATTGAGTTACACATGGAATAGTTATAAAAATTGTCCATTCGTAAATAAATCAGTAATAAAGAATTTTACAACAGTCGCGACTATCGATAATTCAGGCCGTTATTTTAAATTGTATAAAATAATGGTTAGTATTGCAGCAAATGCAATCCACAAAAAGTACCCAATAACTCCAGGGCAAATAGTTGATTTAATCAACCAAATAGATATTGATAATGGAGCTCGTTATCAAGGGTGGCGCGATATGCAAAAAGAAGCTGAGCACGCAATTACTTATGCGTATGAGAAAACGTAAACAATAAAAACATAAATAGGAAGAAAACATGTCGTTAATGTCCCAATTAAAGAAAAACTCAAAAATTAAAGAAACCGATATATTGAATAATTCTAAATTCTTCAATGAACGTTACCAAGTACCAACCGATATACCAGCACTTAACATCGCATTTTCAGGGCGACCTGATGGTGGTATTTCAAGTGGATTAATAGTATTTGCTGGTCCATCTAAACATTTCAAAACTGCATTTGCGTTAGTTGTAGCGGCTGCTTATATGAAGTATTATCCTGAGTCAACATTAGTATTTTATGATTCAGAATTTGGTTCACCAAAATCGTATTTTGATTCATTTGGTATTGATACAAATCGAGTTCTTCATTGTCCGATTAAAAATGTTGAAGAACTAAAAAAGGATTTGACATCTCAATTAGAAATGATTGACAATTTAAATAAAGAAAAGAAAAAGGGTGAATCTGTTGAACGCATAATTTTCATTATTGATTCCATTGGTAACTTGGCATCTAAAAAAGAAGTTGATGATGCTCTCGCTGAAAAATCAGTGGCAGATATGACACGCGCAAAAGCAATAAAATCTGTATTCCGCATTGCAACTCCATATCTTCAAATGAATGATATTCCAATGATTGCAGTTAACCATACTTATAAAGAAATTGGTTTATTCCCTAAAGAAATTGTTAGCGGTGGCACCGGAATTTATTATTCATCGAATACTATTTTTATTGTTGGTCGTAGACAACAAAAAGTTGGAACAGAAGTTGAAGGTTACGACTTTATTCTTAATGTTGAAAAATCCAGATTTGTCAAAGAAAAATCCAAAATTCCAATTAGCGTTACGTTCAAAGGCGGTATTAGTCAACATAGTGGTTTGCTTGATATTTGTCTGGCTCTTGGTTTTATGGTTAAACCAAACAATGGTTGGTATCAAGAAGTTGATATTAACACCGGTGAAATTATTGGAGGTAAACTTCGATTGAAAGATGTTGGCCCAACTTTAATGAAAATTGTTAAATTTGAGTCTTTCAAAGAACAATGCAAAAAAATGTATCAGTTGGGAACATTGCCGATGCTTGATTATGACCAAGATGTAAATGTTGACGATGTTGTTGATGTTGTTGATGATGTTGTTGGAACGGATGAAGATTAATGGAAACATACAAAGTACATGACGAAAAATTTCAGGATAAATTAAATATTATTGAAATTGAAAGTGGTGACTTTGAAGGAACGCGGTATATTTATACCGTTGTTTCTGTTCAAGAAGATCACGTTTTAAGATTTCAATATGTTGCGTTGAATCACAAATTCTTTGTTAAACAAAAGGAAGATGAATTTGAACAAGTGATATTCGAAATATTGGTAAATTTAATTGATGAAGAAGGTAAATAATGGAAGATATAATTTTTGGAAATTTAATACAAAATGAGAAATATTCCAGATCAGTATTGCCTCATTTAAAAGATGACTATTTTGATGTAAATCATTCTTTATTTTTAAACATAATCAATACTATATTTAATGAATACAATATAATTCCTAATGAAAAAACTGCTCAACAAACATTAGACGATCTCGTCAAGTCTGGTAATTTAAAATCAGAAGAAATCTACGCGTCAACACAAACTTTAATAAAAGAATCATATCATTATGATTCAGTGGAAGATCTTAATTGGCTTATTGATAAAACTGAACAATTTTGTAATGATCAGGCTGTTAGAAATGCGGTATTAGGTTCTGTTGATATAATTCAAGGTGATGATCAGGATACGCCAGTCTCTGCGATTCCAGCAATGTTACAGGAAGCAATTAATGTTTCGTTTGATAATAGTGTTGGACACTCATATGGGGATGACGCTGGGGCAAGGTATGACCGATATAGTGATAAATCGATACAACTTCCAGTCGATATCGATTTATTGAATGAAATAACTGATGGAGGATTTCCATTAAAAGCATTAGTTGTTGCAATGGGTGGACCAGGAACAGGTAAATCATTACATTTATGTCATTTAGCTGCATCATTATATAAATCTGGAAGAAATGTCTTATATATTTCATTGGAAATGTCTGAAGAAAAAATTGCAGAACGTATTGATGCTAATTTATTAAATATTGATATCAAGGAAGTTAAACATCTCGGAAAGGATTTATTCCTTAAAAAAGTAAACAAAATTAAAAAGTCAACAAGTGGCCGTTTGGTTATTAAAGATTATCCAACAAGTACTGCTCATGTTGGACATTTCCGTGCATTACTTCATGACTTAAAAACTAAACAAGATTTTGTACCTATAGCGATAATGGTTGATTATATTAATATATGTACATCATCCAGACTTAAATATGGTAATGATTCATACACTTATATAAAGGCAATAGCAGAAGAACTTAGAGGTTTAGCAAGCGAATTTAATGTATGTTTGTTTACAGCAACTCAAACTAACCGTGATGGCTTTGGTAACTCTGACGTTGATTTAACCAACACATCTGAATCATTCGGATTACCTGCGACAGCTGACATGATGTATGCGTTGATTGTTAACGAGGTTTTAGATCAACAAAACCAAATGATGATAAAACAACTTAAAAATCGTTATAATGATATAACCGACCCAAGAACTAAAACATTTTTAATTGGAATTAATAAATCTAAAATGCAATTATATAATGTTGAACATCAGGCTCAAGATGACATTGGTGCACATCATGCACAAAAATTAACACCAGATGATAGTATACCTGCTAGTTCTCTGGTCACAACTGGATTTAAATTTTAAATAAAGATGTACATTATCGTAAATTTATTGTAATATTATATTTAAATTAAGAGAGATAAACATGATGAAAAATTACACCATATCAGCATCATTTAATGTATACAATATAGTTCGAACTATGATTGAATTCCAAAATATTCGACGTGAGCACGATGTTTTCCATGGATCTAGACAAGAAGCTTTGCTTCATACAACTCAAATAAATTTTAATTGTGGTCGTCAATCAGGTCATACATCTGCTGCACTTGAATTTGCAACAGCAGATGATTCTATTGTTTTTTCTGGAAACAGAGAAAGTGTCAGGACAGCTAACGCACAATTGTCAGGACATTTAACACCAGAATATAATAAATTTAATTTTTTAAATGGCCATTTAAAAACAGGTTCTACCCACTTATCAAGAGAAGCCTTTATGGGTTTATGCGATAAATTTGAAGCCATAAAAATTTTGGTTGTTGACTTGTCTGGAATGCGACTACATACTGCTGAAGACCTTGTGTTTAACGAGTTAATCGGAGATCTCCATAGATATAAGATTGATATTGATCAAGTCGTATTCCTAGGAAATTAAACGTAGAATTAATGATGTATAAATATTAGTAAAATACTGGTTACATTATGAAAAATTTTAAAAACTTCCTAAATGAAGAATTTAAAGATGAAGGTGCTGTATATCATTCATCTGCTGTTAAATTTACTGAATTTAAAAACAAAGCTGTTTGGTTTGCATTTAAAAAAGATCATGCAATAGATGGTTGGTATAAAAACATATTGGATAGCGGAAGTGAAGCATTCTTATATGAAGCAAAATTTGGTGAATTAAATATTGCTTCAGAAAGTACTGCAGAAATAGTTGAATTATTTAATAAAAATAAATTAGATATCGACAAATATACTGACAGAGTTATTAATAATCCATCAGCTAGCCAAATGAGAAAAATGCCAGGAACACAATTATTAATTAGAGAAGGTTATGACGCATTCGTTTTTTCTGATTACGACCCACGAAATACTTCTCATGATCTTAGAGCTTTATTGGTGTTCAACACTAATAAAAAATTAAAATCATTAAAAATCATTAAATCTGACAAACCTGGATAATGTATGTTAAAATTTAAACAATTTAATATTTCTAGAAATAATGATGCACATTTACATCATTTGGAAGATTCTATTATACTAGGTGGAAAAGATGGTGCCCTTCAGAGCATTTTTGCATTACGTGCTTTGCGCGAAATGTTAAAGGGTAATATTGATGATAATATAAAATTAACAGAGAAATGGGATGGTGCACCTGCTGTTATTGCAGGAATTGATCCGCGTGATGGTAAATTCTTTGTTTCAAAGAAAAATATATTAAGTAAAAACCCAAAGCTGTATAAATCAATTGAAGACATAAATGAAATTGAAATTCCTGATTTAAGAAAAAAAATGACTTATGCATTCGAAGAATTTTCCAAATTAAATATTACTGGAATTATTCATGGCGATATTATGTTCACTGAAGGTGATATAAAACATGAAGTTATTAACAATGAAAAATATTTAACATTCCAACAAAATACAATAGTATATGCAACTCCAATAGATTCAAAATTGAGTGAATCTATTTCTAAAGCTAGAATTGGTGTTGTTTGGCATACTTCATATAAAGGCGATACATTTGAAACAATGAAACCTTCGTATGGTGTTGATATTAATTCGTTAAAAGTTAATGAAAATGTGTGGACCACTTCAGCTAATATAGAAGATTTGTCCGGTAAAATAACATTAACAAAAAAAGAAACAAAACTACTTGATCAAAATATTATAAAAGCTGGATACCTATATAAAAATATCGACAAACAATTTTTAGAAGATCTTAATGGCTATTTTGGTGTTCAAAAAAATATAATGGAATCCGTTAATTCATTTATTAGAAGAGACGATGACTTGCCTGATTCAAAAGATTTAGCAGAAGCCACTGTAACCTATTCTATGAATAAATTTGATAAAAAAATTGATTCATTGAAAACTGCAAGAGGGAAAGAAAGGCATATTAATGAAAAGGAAAAAATGGAAATATTTTTCGAAAGTAACATTGAATCGTTGAAAAATTTATTTGAAATGTACATTCATATTTTTGAGTCAAAAAATCTTGTTATAAATAAATTAAACCAACTTAATACTATGTCCACATTTGTCAAGACTAAAAATGGTTTTAGTCTAACTGGTAATGAAGGTTTTGTCATAATTGATAAAATTTCTGAAAATGCCATAAAGATAGTGGATAGACTTGAATTTAACAATAATAACTTTTCAGCTGATATTATCAGAGGCTGGGACATTACAAAAAAGGTATAACAAATGTCACAAACATATTTAGAAATTGAAGAAGAATTCGCAAAGGCAATTAGCGAAGCCTTAACAACAACCCAGCGTATTAAAGCTAAACGTTCATTTCAAAAGAACAAAGCTAAAATCAAAGCTGGCCGCCGTCGTGCGAAAAACAAAACTGCATCAAAAGAAACGTTGAAAAAACGTGCTCAGAAAGATGCTCGCCGTCAGGTTGAACGCGGTATTCTAGGTGACAAATCAAAATCTGATTTATCATTTTCCCAACGCCAAGCTTTGGAAAAACGCGTTGATAAAAAGAAACATGAAATTAAACGTCTTACTCGTGGTGGTGTTCAACAAGCACGTAAACGTGATCAAGAAAGCCGCAAGTCTGTTAAAAAAGAAGATTTTAATTATCAAACATTTGTTGAGCACGTTACTGAATTGGAAAACGCAACAGTTGAAACTATGTTAGTTTCTTATGATATTGAATA